TTTCGAGCCACCAATCACGAAAGAGAACGAGCGCCCAGTCATCCAAGGCGCAATCGAACAACTTGGCCTATCCAAAGCCGTGTTCGAACCAACAAAGACTTCTATTCGAAAATCAGAAATTCATGGCCTTTTTCCCATCACAAAGGTCCCAGCAGTCCTGGCTCCAGTTCCAGGTTGCGATCCTTTGGTTAAAGGCGCGCAGAGCTTCGGAAATGCTCCTGGATATGTTTCTCAAGAAGACATGGAATCTTGCAAAGGATCCATGGAAGCCGCCTTTTTCGTAGGCAAACCAACCATCGCACGCAAACTTACACTTGAGGAAGCCGTATTCGGTATTCCTGGAATCATCGAACCAATGAAAACCGATACATCTCCTGGCTATCCATGGTGCTTGGAATCCCATCCAGAACCAGGCAAAAGGCATTGGATTAATACCGAAACCCGTTTTATTCACGAGGACTTGCGCAATGCCATCAGTCGACTCGAGCAAGACGCTATTGATGGAAAAGTTTCGCCAACAATCTTCAAAGACACTCTGAAGGATGAACGACGAAAACTCAGCCGTTGCGACAGATCCAAACCAGAAGACATCAAGACTCGCGTTTTTGCCGCTAGCCCAATGCATCTTGTCATCTTTATGAAAATGTATTATGGAGCCTACTTCCAACACATGCAAAACGAACGCATCAAGAACACGACCGCGATTGGAATCAACCCTTACTCATGTGAGTGGCACCAAATTGTCATGAAATTGAGAGAGGTTGACAGCAAAGTCAACGATGGCGATTACGAGAAATTTGACACGACGCAACCACCAGCATTCATCGACGGATTCTTCCAAGTCGCACGGAAATGGTACCAGCTGTACGCCGAACGGACACACAAGCCATCCAGCACGGACCATGACGACATGTGCCGTGAAGCCATTGGTCGCCAAGTCACTTTTGCCATTCACTTGTGCAGAGATGAGACTTATCGCGTCGCTGGAAAGAACCCAAGTGGTGTCTTCGGTACCACACAAATCAACTCAGGATCCAACCTCCAGGCATTTCAATATTCCTGGGACAAGATCTACCCACAACACGCCGGACCAGTCCACTTTCACCGGAATGTTCGCATGGTCACCAACGGAGACGACGTCATCTTTTCCGTGAGGAGAGAATTTTCGGATTTTACCATCGCCAACATTGCCGTGCAAATGGCAAAGATCAACATGATCATCACGCCCGCCTTGAAAGAAGGAGGCCTTGTCGAAGCCCGTCCCGTTGAGCAAGTCACGTTTCTGAAACGCGGTTTCAAGCTCATGAACGGATTTTATCGAGCGCCTCTGGACATCGAGGTTTGCAAAGACATGACCCAATACACCAAGAAATCAGCTGACAACATGGCCGCAACCATCGAAAACATCAAAATTTCTGCCATGGAATTGGGCGTCACCGAACCAACCGGAGAAACACGCAAGTTACTCTCCGACGCACTCACCAAACTCGGAAGACACACACCTCTTCCAACTTCCGCGGAAGTCCTTCGGGATCACGCAAAATTTTTCTAATGTGAACTTGAAAGCTGTCTTTTATTCTTTTCCTTCATCTTTTACTGCTATTAGAAATCTTAC